GCCCCATAAAAACTCAAGTAGGTAAAAAGAACCTTTTGAGAAATGGTTTAATGTGGCGTCTAGTCACTAGTGAAGATGATTGTGGGCTTTTTGCCATAAATCATTTGTCTCCGGTGAAGATGTTCGTAAGCCTAAATCATTATAATAGGCATTCGGTTCAGGACCCACGCTTCGCGCAAGCATTTCTGCTCCCGTGACAACAGTGTCCTCCGCCTTCTGTCATAGAGCTAAGAGAGCGGTGGCCGCAGCGCGGCCGAGGGGGACAAGCCAACCTGAGTTGCGTACTCCCCATTCTCCTACATCCGTTGCGGCATTCTTTAGCCACGTGTAGATGGTTTTGAGATGCGTGTCATTTTCCATGACGCAAGGAGCGCCATGGAGGATACGAATTGCTTCCGCAATCATCGCCGGACTAAATCCAGACGGTTCGTAATCCCAAAGCTGTGATGATGAAATGAACTCCATATTCATCACAGCACGCATTCGAATAGCACTTGTCTGAGTGAAAGTACCCATATTCCCTACAATGACTATATAGGGATGCGTCCACTCTTGAATGTTCACGGGCAATCGCATGCCTGTGTCATCAGTGGTAGCAGGAAGGATATATCCATAAGTGCCTTTCTTGACCTTATCCTCGTAGGAGTCTGGTGTTTGAGATACACCCTGAAAGGTATAGAGACCACTTTGGTTCGGGTGATTACCCCCTCTATACATCAAGGACGAGCAGCTACCCCCGTCATTGAGGGTTGACCCTTCGTAGGCAAGCCATGCGCTTGAGCTGACCGGTCTGTATCTTGTCACCTTCTGAAGGAGTTGAGAAACATCTGGGAAGTCCATTGGATACATCAACAACTGATTTGTTGCGAATGCAGTTTGCAGGGTAACGCCAAAATTAGCGGCGATAAGGGTCCCTGAAAATCCACCAGCAGTATTATACTGAATCCTGAACCATAGAAGTTGCTTCCTTGTGAAGGCTTTTATATTGGCCGCTCCATAAGCGGCACTAGTCTCCGTCAACATCAAAGAGCTTATGTCAGCGGATGTCGCAAAGAACAGCGACTGATTGGTGATGGTTGATGCGATAGTTGTAGTAATAGGCGTTGTGCCAGTACTGTTACCAATGGTCACTATGATAGTGTCACCAATTGCATTTTGTCCCGCTATGCTAACGGCAATCTGAATCTTTGTTGTTCCAGCGGCTCCATCTCCAACTAAAACGTAACCCCAGGCCGCAGAGCCATCTGGGTTGATCACATAGTAGGGATCATTAACATAATCCACTTTGGAGTAAAGGAGTGGCATCTTCAGATTGTATGTTTGTCCGGAGGCAAGACCCATTTGAGAGTCTTGCTCAGGTGCAGTAATAGCACCTGCTCCAGTTGCAGTTATCCCAAACCGCTCGTTACTGTCTCCAAGACTCCAATAAGGGACACCGGTTGTTGCATAGGCCAACAACCCATAGACCCAAAAAGGATGAACAAGGGAGGCCCTCCAAACACAATAATAGTCACCAGGATTCTCTGTGACCATTGCCGTTGTGTTGAAGTAAGGTATTTCCACCTCAAGTACCAAGCAGTTCATTGCCGTTTTCCTTCCGTAGGCGTCGGGATAACGAACACCCCGAAAACGATCAGGGTAGATCAGCGTCTGGAGGTAGGGGTTGGACCTTTTCGTCCTTGGGATCCCCGGAGCCCATTTCTTTTGGTTCGACAGGGAAATACCTCTTTGATAAGTCTGGGCTTCCCTTCGTGCTCCTTCTTTCCTCATTAACTTGATCTCCTTCGATAGCTCCTTCACCGCTGGCTGGATATGTTTCCCCAATGATTGCGTTGGGTACTTCCCTCCGGATCGCGGCTTCTGCTTTCTTTGCGGCTTCGCGCTCATTTTTGGCACAAACGAATTGGGCTTTAAGTTTACCTTTACCAGGCACGTCAATTCCTTCTGCGAGTTGTTCAAAATCGAACGTACCCCACTTGGTTTTGATCTTTGCGTTCCTGGATCGACACTCCTCGAGATGTTTTTCACACAGCAACTCTTGTTTGGCAGCTTGTTGCTCAAAATAGTCACTGGCAATCTGCAAGATGTTTTGGTTGGTACAATCGGGCAGTGCGTAAACAAGGTGTGAGACAGTAATGTAGAACTCTCTGTCTTCGTTTGCGTAATCTGTCCTTCCTGCAAAGGTACAGATTTGTTGGGCGCGGATTTTTGACTGATTTGGGCGTGATTGCTCCGTTTCGTCAATTGAATAGGGTACCTACTTTCTGGTCTAATAGCCCCCCCGTTGCGTAAACACAACGATCCCTTATGTTGCGCAATCCCGACCGGGGTATAGGCTTTCTTCAACAACCCCTCATCCAAGAGGGGTGAGTCTATCCATCGGCCATCATTGTGTAACCTACGGGAGAGCTCACAAATGACACTAGCATATTTTTCGCTAAACGCCAGATTGTGGGCAAGTCCAGAGATTCGTTGAGTACGTTCTACGTCAGACATGCGCCCCCCTACATTGCATAGGGCGTAAAACATGCGTTTCTCGTCGTAGACCGGAACCCATATTTCACCGTAGCGCCTATTATCGGCGCCAAGGAAATGGATACTTTCCGGGTCTTCCGAGCATACGTACTCCTTTACACCCATTCCGAACAAGGAGAAGGTCTCTTGTAGATCCTTCAGCTCAACCCACTCAGGGTAGTCAGTTGCACCCTGAATGTCATCGGAGTAGATGTAGTTTTCATATATTTGCATCATATGCGCACACGAAGGTTTTACCTCAAATTTCTCACACATTCGAATGTAGTGGACTATAAAGATAAAAATGTGACCCAACGTGTTGTCAGATGCTGTTAAGAGCCTACCACTCTTTTGTGCAATGGATGTTACAATCAACTCCCCATTGGGTAGGATTTCCAAGGAGACACCAGCTTGCTCATAAAGGAACTTAATGTCCGATAGAAGTTCAGGTGTCATCCGCTTGAACCATGGGATGCGAACCCGCATACAGACACCACCAAGACGCGGTCCAAACCGTTTGTCCCAGTGTTGTATGTCCCAGCGGTAGTAATAACGCCTCCGATGCTTTGTGTGATTGTTGTACATAAGAGACCGTACAAACCTATCCCAGTTTCCAAACTCTTTAACGAACCCTAGAGCGACCCACGTTGAGCGATCGTAGTTCGATAGGTGATCCTCCATTTCTTGGAAGCATACTTTCTCTAGGCAAAGGTAATCAACTGGTGGATTACGGAAGATTCGAATCTTCCCATTACGTATATCTTCAATGCAAAGATACTCAACCTTGGGTGAATCAGTGAAGATTGGATCATCACGGTCCAGGTTGCCTGGCTTAACGTACCAGCACAGGTAGGGAAAGTGTTTTTGAACTGCTTCCCTTTTGCAGTCCTTGAAGGGGTACCCAGCACTTTTGGTACCATCCATCCTACAATTCTCCAGCGATGTAGTGTAGAATCGGCCATCATAATGCTTAAACATGTCGCCAATAATGCGTAGAGCCTCACCCTCAATCTCCTCAGAGACTTCATAGGTTTCCTCCACATCACTTTTCTTAAGAGCAATGTCGACTGTTTCTTTTGTAGCATGTACGATGCCGAAACCTTCATCCACTGGTAGAACCCCCATATCCTTTAATGTGTTGCGAACAACATCATCCTCGAAAACAATTGACCTTTCATACCCCAAGGGACTCATCCCAGATTTGAGATATGCAATGTGTTGTGCCTTTTCGAGAGGTGCCATATGGAATGGAGGCTCCCCCCTTTGAGGGGGGAGGAGCGTTCTTAATTGGTGGCGCTCTTTACCCCACTCCCAAAATCCGAGATCATTTGGGGAGTGAAGGCAAGAAAGGCGTTTTGAGGTCCGGTGTCTGTAACACCATAGGAATGAACGCCAACCACAAGGCCTTGTCGATTAATAAGCGCACCACCAGACATAGATGGACCACTAGTACAAGTGTGGCACAAATGTCCCTTCAGGTGCTTAAACTTATCGGACACTTCTTGGACATACCCCCACGAGAGCTGGGGGACTTTCCGAGAAGAATCGAGACAATTCCAGGCGATAAGGCAAACTTCCTCTCCGATCGTTGGAACGCCACACTTATAAGACTTGGCAGCATCCATCGGTTTAAGTGCCCATGCAAGATCGTAATCCTGGTACTGAGTGAATTGCAGACGATTTTTAACATCACTCATTGGCCAATGGACAACGTTCCCTCCTTCATGGACAACGTGTTTACAAGTCAAAACAACACCCATAACCGGAAAACAGTTTCCATTTGTATCCTCCTTTCCGGATTCAAGGGTTATCATAACGATTCCATGCTTATTTGGTTCCCAAGTACTAGGAGCTACAGGGGAGCCAGGGACACGAGATTCGGGTCTGAGTTGAATATCCTCAGATTTCGGTAGAGACTTCCGATGATAGAATTTACAAGGAATTGTTTTTGCGGGCAAAATCAACTTCGTGCCATTTCCCTTCTCAACCACACGTTCCGGAACCTTAAAGGTCCCGTCGCACGAGGGGTTTTTGCAGGGTGGTACACGTTTTTCTTTTACCACTTCTTTTTCTTTACCTTCCTCCACTATCACGGTAGCTTTAACCTCTGCCACCCTCTTCCCACGATCCTTCTTTTGTTTCTTGGGTGCTTTAGGCTTTGGTGCTTCCACCACCTTTGCAACAGTTGATTCAGCAGCAGCTTTCTCAAGCATGCTAGCTTCCGTGATCTTACCAATCAAGGGCATACAGGTATTAAAGTGGACACAATGATGACCACCACAAGCAGTATTACATACAACTCTCGCATCAACCGGCAACTTACTAGGACAGTCACCGTAGTGGATACACTCAGCTTTGACGCACTCAGCTTTTGGCCTACTCCGGCGATAAGAAGACAGATTCTTACGAATATGGCGATCAAGTTCTTCTTGATCTTGGAGGTACTCATCATCTCCCCAGCTTGAACCACTGGCAATTTCACCATACATGTCATCATAATCGTCAAAGCGAGCATCGTCATAGTCAGTATCACGCTTCTTAGCCTTATTGAAATCACTAACCCAACCACGAACCTGTTCAAGTTCATCCTGTTTAAGTTGGTCATCATATTGATCCCATTTGAGGCGGCGGCGTGCACGTTGTTTTTGATTTCGCTGCTTATCCTCGCTCGCAATTTGATCTCGAAACTTTTGAAATTCAGCGAGAGTATCAGCAACTAGTTTCTCCTGTTGAGCCATTTTTTGTTCCATGGCAACAACAAGTGGATCCGGTATTTTAACAGCCTCCGGAACTGCAGGCGCTTGTTTAGCTTCAACTTTCAAATCTTCAACAATCTTTGGCTTCTTGTTGAGGTTTTCAAGCTTGCTTGTTTTCCACGTATACTCATAAAGGTAATAGGCAGCTAGAGACAAACCAATAACGACAAAACCAATAGCGACGAACCTGGCGAACTTGGACTTAGTCATCCGCTCATACCAGGATTCAGATTCCTCGCCACACATGGTACTGGCAATCTCTTGGATTTCCTCTTCCGCCTTATCCTCCTTTTCCTTGTCTTTCTTTTCAGCTTTTGTGGTCCGTTTAACAAATTCAATTTCCATCTTGTCCAATTCGGCCTCCTCAGTTGCCGTCCACTTTTGAGTCAGCATCAGAGCCCGAAGGTTAGGAGTATTGTCCGTCCACCACGACCTTCTTTGAACAGAGGTCATAGCTTTCAATTGATCATCAAGGCCTTTCCCAAGTTCGTGAAACATCTTCCTCCGTTTTTCAGGATCAACGGAGGGCATAGCTTTCATATAGTCTGTATAATAGGAAAGCTGCTTAATATTGAAATCAGCTGGATCAACAAGGTGGTCAACATTTTTCGCACCACACTTAAATCGTTCCAAAGCTCTTTCAACACCCGGGAATATAGAGGTCATCCCCGTCATTTCGATGCACGATGTCAAACCACCCATGATCATGGTGGTCACACCGCTGCAAACAGTTATTGCGGCTTTGAAGGTATGAATATCTTTCAGACATGAAACCACCTTCTTCACGGTAGTCCCGTCTATAAAAATACCAACCGTTCCGGAGACCAGGGCCAAGGCAGTTAAGGTATCCAAGATCTTACTGACAATCTTAGCCTTGGCCTTGTCATCAGGATTCTTACCCTCCGCCTTCGCAATGGTCTCTGCAACCGTTCGCTTTATTCTTCGCCTAAACGTTAAGAGAGCCAACCCAAGAGCAAGAACTAGGGCTATGAGAGAATACTTTATTTTGTGCTTCTTAACGTGTTCGACGGCTTCTATCGTTGTCTTTTGGACTCGCGTCCGAATCTCACGTACAGTGTCATCGACAACTTTGATGGTTTGTTTTGAGGCCTCAACAACCGCTGTTTTAACAGCAGAAGTAAATCTATCGAGTATGAACCTCTTAAAAACAACCTCCTTGAGCTCAGTTAGAATACCAAAGAACCTCGCCGACAATAAACCGATCGCAGCGATTAGCACAGACGTAACCGACAAGCTCACAATCGCGACTGGTAAAAACCCGACGAATAGGGATACAATGGTTCCTAGTAACACTGCAAGTTGAAGTAGAGCCCAACGCAACAAGCCTCTGCAAGCGGTTGTCGCTGGGCGATCCACAAAAGCTTGGTGCCCTGTGACCGACGTGATTTTTATTGGGTTTTTCATCCCTTCAGGCGTAGAACTCATGCCACTCGGAAGAACAACCGTATCTGGTTTGATCTCAGCAATCGTAACAATTGGCTTCAGGAGTTCAGCCTCCATCTCCTCCAGAATGGCCTCGGAAGCAGTAGGTGTATTGCCTTCATGACCTCTCCACGACGTTTCAACTGGTACTTTAGCATACACAGGTGCCCAGCCGTAGATAGTATTAAGAAAACCTTCTAATTTATTGTCAATTAGGATTATGCGCTCGATACACTGGGTGGAGGTCTCTCCGGGCCTCATAAGAAATTCCAGATCGATAGCAGCCGTTGGTGACGAGTTATCTTCAATGTCACGGTTCACAAAGATGCGAACAACCCGATGCCCATTACACCTGGGCATACACTGCATGAACTTTGTCCCAACGGAGTTTTGCATCATCTTTCCGCACTGATACTTGTTCGAAAACAGGTTAACACCCCATAATCCGTCAAGCATATTACCAGGGGGAGGGTAATACTTGGCAGGATCCGCAAGAAGAGCGTCAGATGAAAAGAGTCGCTGATACCACCGATCGATATCAGAAGCAACAGACTCCAAATCTCGACGAAATCTAGGAGGCCAAGTAACCCAAGTGCTTGGAATTGCCCCTTCACGGGGAAAGTTTTTCCCATCTCCCGTATGATAATTATGTAACGTGAGACCGTGCAACTTAATGACATCAGGGTAAGAACTGAGAGCCAAATTCCCTCTCGCAAGAAGCCCCTCGGGGTCAATCGGCGGGTAAGACTCTCCATTTTTCGTAGTTTCCGAACGAACTTCCATTCGGATTTTTGGTTTAACGTATGTAATTATGCCTGCTGAGACGAATCTCTTTTTCGGACACTTAATACGCTGATTACGATCCCTCGCAAGTTTCTTTTTGCAATGTTGTTTCAGGTCGCGGCGCATGCAACCAGAAAG